GCTCTGTGCATCGCAGTCAGCATATTGGCAGCGGCGCTCAGTACAGCAGGAACCGGACTATTTGTGGTAGGAATCGAGAAAGACAACGATGTTCTTCAGGACATTGGGGTCGGACTTGAAACGCTGGCAATTATTTTAGCGGTGTGGGGTGCATTGTCGTGCTTAACTCTTCTTGCATCGCGTGCATAGCGGCGATCTGAGCGCGAACAAATTCATCGGACAGCCCTTTGGAATCCGGATCTGACATGGAAAGAATCATGCTTTTTCCGTAAGTGCTCAGAGCGTCCTGCGTTTTGGGACTGGAAAAAAGGACGGCATAGGAGCAATCGGCGTTCATCCGCAGCGTATTTTCTGCGGAAGGGTCTGCCATATACTCGGATGCCGTGCTGAGAAATGCCCGATAAGCTTCCGTTTTGGCATGGAAGAAGAGCTTTTCGGATTCCAGATCGTGAGTGGCCTGCACGGTGTACTTGGTCAAGCGATATGTGGAGTACAGGTTAACGGCAGAAATGATACACGATGCAATGGCCGCGAGGGCAGTAATAATGTCAATCGACATGAGAAACACATCCTTTCTGAAAGGATTGTATCACGCAGCGGGAAAGCGGACAAGCCGCTGACCCGCCGAAGAGTGCGTGAGAAAGGAGAAAAAGATGGACGAAATGCTGAAGGATCTGAACGGGCCGTGGAGCAATGCGGCCTGCATGGGCTACTGCCTGATCGCAATGCGGCGGGCGGGGCTGAGGCCCACGGCACAGCGCCGGGTGCTGCGGGTGCTGGAAGGCGTGTTTGACGATGTGAGTGTGGAGAAGGCCGAGAAGGCCGGATATGACAATACGGAGGGATAAGCAATGAACCGTTACATGATCGTGATCCCGGCGAAGAACCGGAGTTTTGTGCTCAAGTGCGACGAGGGGGACGGCGCGAAGCTGGAGACCCTGCAGAAGCTGGTGAGCGGATATGTGGAGACCGTGCCGTCGGCGTTGGACGCCACCTGGGCGCGGGAGGAGGCTGACCGGCTGGTGCTGCTGGTGGATGAGGATGGCCGAATGAAGTGCAAGGCGGCGAACCGGAAGGCCACGCAGCTTGCTCCGGCGGACGTTACGGCGAACGGTAAGCTGCCCATCGTGGGCGCTGCCGTGCTGATGTTCCAGCGGGGAGACGAGCTGCTGGGGTTTACAAAGCACGTGGCCGACACCATCTGCAGCGAGTGGCTGTGAGGAGGGGATGACCATGCGGAAGGCGAAGGTGTGGGACGCAAGGCAGCTGCCCGCGTATCTGACTGTGGCACAGTACGGTGAGCTGATGGGCATCTGCCCGAAGACGGTGCGGCGGATGTGTCAGCGGGGCGAGCTGCCCGCCCACAAAGAAGGGCCGAGGCTGTGGCGCATCGACAAGAACGCCGCGCTGGAGCAGCGGCAGGAGACCATGGAGCTCTGCCAGCGGAACGCCAGGAAGGCCCCGAAAAACAAAAAGCCCGCCGGTGCTGGAACACCGACGAGTTTCCGAGTGACAGGTTGAAAGGGCCTATCACCAGAACGATTTTACCACAGCGAGAGGAGAATTGCAATGAAAATGAAGATACAGGCGCTCTACCTGACCGGCACTGCGCTGCTGATCGGCGCGGCGGGGGTGGGCGACAGCGTCACCTTTGACACCGTGGGCAGCTGGACGGGCGCGGTCATCCTGGCCGTGCTGCTGGCCGCCGGCGGCATCGTCTGCTGGGGCTATGGCCGGGGGCTCGAGATCGAGCGGGCGGAGAAGGCGCAGCTGCGCCGGTACTGCCGGAGGCTGAAGAGCTGCCAGAGGGCGGCGGAAGAGAAGAACGACAGGCATAGTGCGTAAAGGAGAAAAATGCAAATGAAGCTGGAAGAATACGAGCACATCCTGCGCACCGGCACCCCCAGCGACCGGGCGCGGGCCATCGCCGCAGCGAGCGACGACAAAGAGGTGAGCGAAGAGGAGTTCCACCAGCTGACGGCGCTCATCAAGGGCGCTGTCCGGCCCAGCGCCCGGAAGATGACGCCGGACGAGGCGAAGCTCTGGGCGGAGGTGAGCCGGGTGAACACCCGGCTGAAGCAGGAGATGGTGGCGGCTAGCTTTACGGTGCGGGCCTTGCCGGACGACCTGCAGGAGGACGCCATCAACATCCTCTCCAAGACCGTGAGCGGGATGCTGGGCGATCTGACCCGCCTGATGGCGGAGACGGGGGAGCCGTGACAGACCGAAAGCAATGCATCCATGTTTTTGAGATAACCCGTCCGGGATGCTTAGCGTGTGCCGGGCGGGACGAAAAGTGCAGGGAGTACAAAGAGCATGAAGAAAAACAAGATGAGTCTCACGACAGAGCTTGACCTGACGCGGGAGGGGACGGCGGAGATGACGAGGTGGTGCATCCTCATCGCGCTGCATCAGAGCTTCGGCGTTGGCGCGGCGCGGCTGAACAAGATCCTGGCCCGGGCAGAAAAGCTGGGGCAGGAGAGTCTGGATGTAGCCATGACAGCGAACGACCGAGGGATGCCCTCGACGGACAGGAGCCTTGCTTTGCGGCGCAGCTGGATGCCGAGGAATGTAGATCCCGACTTCCGGGTGCCGGTGCTGCGCAGCCCCCGCACCCGGCGGGAAGAGCAGCTGCGGATGGCGGGCGACGTGGCGGCCAGTATGGTCTGGACGCTGTGCGCCAAGGCCTGCATGGATGAGCTGGGCTTCGGCACGGAACGACTGCTCCGCCTGAAGGAAGAGGCGCTGGCCAACTACCGGCAGGTGAACGAAGAGGGTCACGCGGACGGGCTGGATGTGGCGATGGAGCATCTGTGCCGGTGTGCGCAGGCTGCGCTGAAGGAAGACATCATGGTGGATAACCAGCCGGACGAAGACCGGGTCCGGCAGAGCGAGCGGGACTACGAGGAGCAGAAGCGGGCTTTTTTGAAGCGGGCCGTGATGCAGGAGCTGGGACGCCGGGCCGGGAAGGGCAGCCTGCGGGTGCTGAGCGAAAAGAAGCTGGAAGAAAAGGCTACGGCTGCGATGGCGCAGCTGAAGGAGAGCAGATGGGCAAAGCGAATCTCTACACCGTAAAGGACTACCAGACCGGGGAAGTCCTCGCAAAAGGCACAGCCGGAGAGCTGGAGGCCGGCGGCATCGTGCCGAAGGGCTACCACACCAGCGAGTGGGCCAAGCACGAGAATAACCGGACGATGGGCCGGAAGTACAACATCAGCAGCGAGCTGCTGCATCCGGAGGACGGCCCCCGGCGGGGAGAAAAAGGCCGGACGATGAATGTCTACACCTGCTACGATGCAGCCGGAAACGTAATGGGCGAGGGTACGTCCCGGGAGCTGTGGGAGGCGGGCGTCTTTGGCGACGACAACGGGGCCTACTACGCCTACAACCAGCAGGGCGGGCGCTGCGACAGGCGCGGCATCGCAAAAATGACCTGCCGAAAAGAGGTGCGGCAGGTCAGCATGCACAATGCCCGGAGCGAAAAGCCGCCCAAGCCGAAGAGCAAAAAGCCGAAGCTGCCGGTGCTGCGGCGGATCAAGGACCCGACGCCGCTGGACTACGACGTCCACGACCTGATGACCTACAACGCCATCGCCAAAAAAGAGGGCCGACCGGAGCTGACCTACGGCTACTGGGCGGCGGCGGGAAAGCCGGCAAGGCCATAAAAATACAGACAGGTAAGCCCCCGATGGGAAACCATCGGGGGCGTCTTCGACAAAAAAATAAGGCGAGATGGGTGCTGCTGAGGAGGCTCGGCGGCAGGCATATCGGTTTATATAAAAGTGAACCTCTCAGCGTTCCCGTCGGCCTTTGGCCGCGCGAGAACGCAGCTCCCCTCGGTAGGGGAGCCTTTCTTAAATGAAGCGTCCGGGCGGGCGCTTTGGGGAGCTAGTATACCCGTTATCCCTGTGACGGTGATGACCACGGAAGAGAAAACTACACTACCAGCTCAAGGCAGCAGGAGGGTACAGGATGAAGAAGAGCTATACCCGGGAGAAGAGAACGCTCTGCGGAGAGGGATACATGGAAGTAGACCTCTACCCCATCACACCCGAGGAGCACGCAGCCAAGCGCCGGAAGAAAACAAAGCCCAGCAGCGAGCGGCAGAAAAAACGGAACGCCCAGCACGCGCACCGGCGAAGGGTACAGAAAGCCAACGCAAACTTTACCGTGCTGGGATTTTATCTGACCCTGACCTACATAGACACCTTTTTGCCGGAGAGCATGGAGCAGGCCCAGCGGGATCTGCGCAACTACACCCGGCGGATAAAGGCTGCCATCGCAAAGCTGTACGGCCCAGACGTGGAGCTGCGGGTGATGGGCCTGACCGGCTGCGGACGAAAGAGCGGGCGCTACCACCATCATCTGCTGGTGGAGTGCAAAGGACTGACCATGCGGCAGAACGCGGACTTCCGACAGCTGCTGGAGGACAAGTGGGCCATGCGCTGGCCGGACGGCAGCGTGGAGAGCCTTGGCACAGCCAACGCCGACCGGTTAAATCTGCAAAACAGGCTGGATGACCTGATCACATACTTCGAGAAGCACGGGCAGATGCGGTGGTATGAGACCCGGAACCTGACGCTGCCGGTGGAGCACACCCCCAACGACACCCGATGGAGCCGCAAGCAGCTGCGCAAAGGCTGCACCGACTGCAAGGACAACGCCTACTGGTGGGAGCAACGGTATCCGGGCTGGAAGTTCGTGCGGTGCGTCGTGCCGGAGCCGGAAGCGCCGGGCGACGAAAAAGAGGGCTGGGACGCAGACGAGCTGCGCTGCTATGTGGTGATGGTGAAGCGGGAGAGTGCGAAAGTTCGCACCTGACAGACAAAGTACCGGTATTTTGCGTTTTAACGCGCGCGGAAGAAAGGCGGCGAGGGATTGACCAGGGAGCAGAAGCGACGGGTGCGGGCGGAGCTGCGGGCTTGTGGACAGGGAAAAAGCGACTGGGCGGGTGTGATCGCGCTGGCGATGGACTACTACGAGGCCGAAGACCCGGTATGCAGGCGGCTTTTACAGCTGCGGTATCTGGACGGGATGCCGGAGGAGCGGGTGGTGGCGAAGCTGCACATCGGGCGGACGACCTACTACCACAAGGAGCTGGAGGCGCTGAGCACCGTGGCAGTGTATGCGGCGGCGGCAGGGCTGATGTGAGAGGAAAACCTCTCAACCTTGCAGTCCGCCTGACGGCGGCGCTGCAAAGCAGCTCCCCTGGCGAGGGGAGCCTTTCTCGAAGGATGGCTGGGGAGACCCGGCTTTTTCGCCGTGCTCAAATGTCCGCAGTAGTTTTGTTTTTCCGGCGGCGGTAGACTGGGAAGGAAGAACCTCTCAGTCTCGCTTCGCTCGCCAGCTCCCCTACCGAGGGGAGCCCTTGGCAGGCCGGGGAAGTCTGAGCGGGACGAAACAGGCCCGACGAAGCGCAAAAGCGTGGGCCTTGCGACAGAGGGAAGGTGGAGCAGTGGCCAAGCGGGCATATTGCAAAAACACGGTAAAGGGCTCCCAGCGGGGGCGGAAGTACCCGCCGAAGGTGCGGGCCGAGGTGCTGATGGCCATGCTGTCGTCCGGATCCATCTGTGCGGTAGCCCGGCGGTACGGCGTACCGGAGAGCACCATCCGCAGCTGGATGGCCGAGGAAGCCGGCCGGAGCGACGCCTTTGCAAAAGAGCGGCAGGCTGCTGCGCGGGAGATAGCGATCCGGGCCAGCCTCGGCGCGAGGGCGCAGGTGAGCTATTTGCAGAGCCGTGTGGACGAGAGCCGGCGGGCCGCGCAGGTACAGGCCAGACTCCACCGGAAGCTGGACGAGGACATCCGCGCCCGCTGCTTTGCGGTAGGCACACTGCTCAAGAGCGACGCCGAAGAGCTGGCGGACGCCACGGAGACGGGGCTTGTGCTGTACGCTGCCGAGGACAGCTATGACCGGCAGCTGGACAGCGAGGAGCGAAAGCTGCTGGACGCCCAGCTGGAGCGGTACGGTGAGCGCGTGATGAGCGACAAGAACGCCGCCGCGATGGCCACCGTGCTGATGGCCGTGGCCGAAAAGGCTGCGGCAATGGTACCCGGCCAGAGCCAGAGCGAGGGCGATGCCCCGCCGCTGGTGGAGATCGGGGCCGAGAGCCGGGAAGAAAAAGGGCCGGAGGTGATGGTGGAGTAGCCCTCTCCGTCAGCGCTGCGCGCTGCCACCTCTCCCAGAGGGGGCAGCGGCGACGACCGCCGCCAGTGGCGGAAACAGGGAGGAGCTGTTGGGGCCGCGGCCAGCAAGATGCAAGCGGCAGCGCAGCAGATGCTGGGAGCCGCAACCCGGGCGCAAAGCGCCATTGGCAGGCCGGGGAAGTCTGGGCGGGACAAGAAGAGCTTGGCGGGGCGTGAAGCACCGGGCCTTGCGACAGAGGGGAGGCAGACAGAGTGGAGGAGAAAAGGCGCGGAGGACGACCGGTGATCTGGTCGCCGCAGCCGAGACAGGCCGCTTTTATGGCGCGCACCGAGGACGAGGCTCTGTACGGGGGCGCTGCCGGAGGCGGTAAGAGCGACGCCCTCGTCATCGAGGCACTGCGGCAGGTACACATCCCGCACTACCGGGCGCTCATCCTGCGAAAGACTTACCCGCAGCTTTCGGAGCTCATCGACAAGACCATGCGGTACTACAAGCCGGTGTTTCCCAAAGCGAGGTACAACGGCTCGAGCCACTGCTGGACCTTCCCCAGCGGGGCGAAGATCTATTTCGGCAGTCTGAACCACACACAGGACAAGTACAACTATCAGGGCAAAGCCTTCGACTTTATCGGCGTGGACGAGCTGACCCACTTTACCTGGGACGAGTACAGCTATGTCATGAGCCGCAACCGCCCCTCGGGACCCGGCACCCGGGTGTACATCCGGGCCACGGCCAACCCCGGCGGCGTAGGCCATGGCTGGGTGAAGGCACGGTTTATCAGTCCGGCACCTGCCGGGACGCGGATGGTACAGCTGGTGAAGGTAAAAGCGCCGGAAGGGAAAGAGATCACCCGGCGGCGCACCCGCATCTTTATCCCGTCCACCGTCTTTGACAATCCGGCGCTGCTGGAAAACGACCCGGGCTACATCGGCACACTGGCCTCGCTGCCGGAGGCCGAGAAGCAGGCGCTGCTCTACGGAAACTGGGACAGCTTTTCGGGACAGGTGTTCACCGAGTGGCGGAACGACCCGAACCACTATGAAGACCAGCGGTGGACCCACGTCATCGAACCGTTCCCCATCCCGGAGCACTGGAAGATCTGGCGGGGATACGACTTTGGTTTCTCGAAGCCATTCTCGGTGGGGTGGTACGCAGCGGACGAGCGCGGGCGGCTCTACCGCATCAAGGAGCTGTACGGCTGCACCGGAACGCCCAACGAGGGCCTGAGAAAGGACCCGATGGAGCAGGCACGGATGATCCGGGAAGCGGAGCAGAACGACCCGCTGCTGAAAGGCCGGGTCATCCTGGGCGTGGCCGACCCGGCCATCTTCGACGAGAGCCGGGGCGAGAGCATCGCGGACATGCAGGAGAAAAGCCCGAACTTTCTGCACTGGATGCCCGGCGACCACACCCGTCTGGCGGGAAAGATGCAGTTTCACTACCGACTGGCTTTCGGCGAAGACGGCAGGCCGATGCTGCAGGTCTTCAACACCTGCAAGCACTTCATCCGCACCATCCCGAACCTCGTGTACGACGAGAGCAATGTTGAGGACATCGACACCACGCAGGAGGATCACATCTACGACGAGTGCCGGTATGTGCTGATGGAGAACCCCATCAGCGCCGCAAAGCACACCCAGCCGCCGCCTATGCTGGACGACCCGCTGGATATGGATCCGAGGAAGGACAAGACGAGGTTTATGAGGATATGAACGAAACGGAAAGAAAGCTGCTGGAAGCAATGGCCCGGGAAAAACCTCTCGGCCTTCCTTCGGCAGACAACTCCCCTACCGAGGGAAGTTCTTGGCAGGCCGGACAGGCAGATTCGGACGAGGAAGGTCTGATGGGGCGCGAAATGCCGGGCTCCGCTGCGGTGGGAAGTGAGAGCTTGACGGATGTACTGAGTGGAGAGCAGCCCATCGGCGAGAAGGAGATCAGCGAGGCGATGGCTGTGCTGGAGAAGTACAAATCGGCCAAGGCCAGCCTCGACAAGCGGATTATCGACAACGAAGAATGGTACAAGCTGGGCCACTGGAAGCAGTACGGCAACCGGGTGATGGAGGGCAAGCGCGCCCCCAGCACGGGGTGGCTGTTCAACTCCATCGCCAACAAACACGCCGACGCCATGGACAACTACCCGGAGCCCAACGTGCTGCCGAGAGCGCAGGACGACGAGGAGACCGCAAAGCTCCTCTCCGACATCCTGCCGGTGGTGCTGGAACAGGCGGACTACGAGAGCGTATACAGCGACACCTGGTGGCGCAAGCTCAAGCAGGGTACCGGCGTGAAGGGCATCTTCTGGGACCCGGCGCTGCGGGAGGGCCTCGGGGACATCGCCATCCGGAGCATGGACCTTCTGATGCTCTACTGGGAGCCGGGGGTGGAGGACATCCAGGACTCGGCCAACTTCTTCTCGCTGGCACTGGCCGACAACGACCGTCTGACGGCCCGGTGGCCTCAGCTGGAGGGCAAGGCGGGCAGCAGCGGCATCACCGTGGGGCAGTACGTCAGCGACCAGAACATCGACACCAGCGAAAAGAGCGTGGTGGTGGACTGGTATTACAAGCGGGAGAAGCCCGGCAGTCAGACCGTGGTGCATTACTGCAAGTTCTGCAACGGCGTGGTGCTCTACGCCAGCGAGAACGACCCGGCGATGGCCGAGACGGGCTTCTACGACCACGGAAAATATCCCTTTGTGTTCGACCCGCTCTTCGTGGAGGAGAACAGCCCGGCGGGCTTCGGGTACATCGACGTGATGAAGGACACCCAGGACGCCATCGACCGGATGACCCAGGCCATGGACGAGAACACGCTGGCAGCGGCCAAGAAACGCTACCTTATCTCGGACACGGCGGGCGTGAACGAGGACGAGCTGCTGGACACGGCGAAGGACGTGGTACACATCACGGGACGGCTGGACGAGCGGGGCTTTATGGAGCTGGAGACGGCTCCGCTGCCCTCCAACACCATCGCCTACCAGCAGAACCGTGTGGCCGAGCTGAAGGAGATCAGCGGCAACCGGGACGTGAACCAGGGCGGCGCGACCAGCGGCCTGACGGCGGCCTCGGCCATCGCAGCATTACAGGAAGCAGGCTCGAAGCTGAGCCGGGACATGCTGAAGAGCTCTTACCGCTCCTTTGCAAAAGAATGCTACTTCATCATCGACCTGATGCGGCAGTTCTACGACGAGAGCCGCGTCTACCGCATCACCGGCCAGCAGGGCGGCACGGAGTACCGGGAGTTCTCGGGACAGATGCTGCGGCCGCAGCCGATGGAGAGCGTGGGCGGCGTGGAGCTGGGCGCCCATGAGCCGGTGTTCGACATCACGGTGAGCGCGGCCAAGAAGAGCACCTTCAGCCGCCTCTCCCAGAACGAGACGGCGAAGGAGTGCTACCAGCTGGGATTCTTTGCTCCGGCCAACGCCGACGCCGCACTGGCGTGTCTGGACATGATGGACTTCGAGGGCATCGAGAAGGTGCGCCAGCGGGTGGCCCAGAACGGCACCCTGTACCAGCAGCTGCAGCAGGCGATGGCACAGATCCAGCAGATGGCGGCAGTCATCGACCAGCAGAACGGCTCGAACCTGAGCGAGCAGGCCGGTGCTGCGGCCGCTGCCATGACCGGCGGAGGCGGTGGCGGAGAGACCAGCGCAAAGACGGTAACAAACTCTCTGGGCGGACAGGTGGGCGGCGGAACGAACCCGCTGGCCACGAAAGCTGCCGAGAGGGCGATGAACATCAACAACCCAAATAAGTGAGGAGGTTCTACATGATCAAAATTATCTACAAGGCAGATCCGGAGGGCGGGAAGCTGACGATGAGGGCCGAGGGCCACGCGGGGTATGCCCCGGCGGGGCAGGACATCGTGTGTGCGGCGGTTTCTGTGCTGGCGCAGACGCTGGCAAACAAGGTAGAAGCTGCTGCAAGGAGTGGAAGGCTGCTGACGAGCTGTGTGCAGCATGGCGAGACTTTTGTGGTGCAGGCTCTGCCGAAACCCGGCCCGAACGCTTTGATGGTCGCAAGCTGGTTTGACTTTGTGGAAGAGGGCCTGCGTGCGCTGGCGGAAGAGCATCCGGACAATGTCGAGCTGGTAGTCACAGACGGCGGTGCAGATGATATGGACGAACCTGCCATGAAATTGCAGCTGTTTGCGGAGGGCGGCGGTGACGGTGCAGCGGCTGCTGGCGGCGATGGTGCCGCCCCTGCGGCGGAAGAAAAGGCTGCGTCTGCTCCCGCCCAGAGCAAAGGCCGGGAGGCTGCTGCCGCTGAGGTGGATGAGATGCTGAGCCCGGCGGAAGAGCCGGGCGCGGAGGAAGACACTGCTGAAGGCGAGGAACAGGACGGTACGGCAGACAAGAGCAGCACCGACCCGGAGGCACACCGGAAAGCGTTTGGCGAACTGATGCGGGGCGAGTACAACCGGGAGTTTGGCGAGATGATCGTGCAGGCCACCCAGAAGGCCTACGACAGCGTCCTGAACGAGCAGGGGCCGGTGGGGCGTATCCTGAACGCGCTGGGCCAGAAGTACGGCACTGCTCCCGGCGACTACGAGGCACTGGCTGCGGCCGTGGAGGGCGGCGTCGTGAAGGACGACGCCTATTACGAAGACATGGCCATGAAGAAGGGCATCAGCGTCCAGCTGGCCAAGGAGATGGACGCGCTGGAAAGCGAGAACGCCAAGCACCGCGCCGCTGAGCAGCAGCGGGCGGAGGCCGCAAAGATGGAAGCCATCCAGCAGGAGTGGGACGCCGCTGCGGAGCGCATCCGGGCCGAGGACCCGGGCTTTGACATCAAGACGGCGCTGGCCGACCCGGATTTTGCCCAGATGCTCAAGCTGGGCGTGAAGATGGAGGACGCCTACAAGGCCCGCTACTTTGACGACATCATGGCCCGGCGCACCACCCAGACGGCAAAGACCGTAGAGAAGGGCGTGGAGGCCCGGATCCGCCAGCGGGGCGCACGGCCCAGCGAGAACGGCACCAACCCCGGCGGCGCGGCGGTGCTGAAGACGGACGTCTCCAAGCTGACGCCTGCCCAGTGCGAGGAGCTGGAGCGCCGGGCCATGCGGGGACAGATCATCACTTTTTAACCGAAAGGCGCTGCTGACCGAAAGAACCTCTCACCGTTCCCGTCGGCTGACGCCGCGCGAGAACGGAGCTCCCCTGTTAGGGGAGCCTTTCTTAAAGGAAAATCCGGGAAGCAGAAGTCTCTCAATAAAGCACATGAGTAAACGAAGGGAGTAAGAAACATGAAGAACCACATGAATCTGCAGCTGTTTGCGCAGCCTGCAAACCACACCGGCGCGACCGGCATGAGCGCCGAAATGAAGACCTACTACGAGAAGCGTCTGCTGGATCAGGCAGAGCCGCTGCTGGTGCATGACCAGTTCGGCGACAAGTACCCCATCCCGGCCAACAACGGCAAGACCATCGAGTTCCGCAAGTACGAGAGCCTGCCCAAGGCCACCGAGCCGCTGACCGAGGGCGTGACTCCCAATGCTCAGGCCCTGACCGTCACCCCCCTGACCGCCACCGTGAAGCAGTACGGCGGCTGGGCAGCCATCACCGACGTGCTGCAGCTGACCGCCATCGACAACAACATCACCCAGGCGACCAAGGTGCTGGCATCCCAGGCGGGCCGCACGCTGGACACCGTGACCCGCGAGGTGCTGGCGGGCGGCACCAACGTCATCTACGCGCCGGCGGGCGACACCGCGGTGACCAGTCGCGCCAACCTGACCACCGCCAGTGTGCTGACGCCGGATCTCATCGACCAGGCGGCCACTGCCCTGAAGGCCCAGAATGCCGACGCCATCGGCGAGAGCTATGTGGCCATCGTCCACCCCTATGTGGCCTATGACCTGCGCCGCAACCCGGAGTGGATCGATGTCCACAAGTATTCTACCCCCGAGAACATCTACAACGGCGAGATCGGCAAGCTGGCCGGTGTGCGCTTCATCGAGACCAGCGAGGCAAAGATCTGGACCGGCGACGGCTGCCCCACCAGTCTGGCCGTGTTCGGCACTCTGGTGCTGGCGGCTCACGCCTACGCCGTGACCGAGGTGGAGGGCGGCGGCCTGCAGCACATCGTCAAGCAGCTGGGCGCAGGCGAAGACCCGCTGAACCAGCGCGCGTCCGTGGGCTGGAAGGCCATCAAGACCGCAGAGCGGCTGTGCGAGCAGTACATGGTACGCATCGAGAGCGTCAGCCCGAAGTACAGCGCGAAGGCGAAGGCGAACTAACACGTTGTCGGCGCGGGACGAAGTTCTCTTTTGCGTGCCAAAAGAGAACCAGAAAAGCACCCGCTACTTCCGAAGCGCGGGAGGCACGGGAAAGGGGCTGCTCGCCCCTTTCAGACCCCAAAGGAGAAGTCGAAACGGAAAAAAGCTAGCCGCTGCGCTAAGACGGGTTGCGGTGCCCAGCGACCACTTCGTGCCTTGAGTGGCACTCGTGTCCTGCTGACCGCGGCCCCAACAGCTACTCCCTGTATCCGCCGCAGGCGGCGGTCGTAGCTGTTGCGCTTTTTTCTCGTTTCTCCGTTTTACGGCTTCGCCGAGGATTTCAGGCTTTAGCTGAACAGGAACGGAAAAACGAAAGGAGAAGGATCTATTTATGGCAACTAAGAAAGAGACTGCTGCGGCCCAGGCCGTGGAAAACGCGGTGGAGACTGTGGAGAAGACCGAGGCGATGGCCGAAGCAAAGGCCGAAGCAAAGGACGACGGCATGGTGACCATCCACCTGTTTAAGGACGACGACCGCTACGCGGCGCCGGTGTTCGTGGGCGTCAACGGCGACAGCTACCTCATCCAGCGCGGCATGGACGTGAAGGTGCCGAAGGCTGTGGCCGAGGTGCTGGAGCACAGCATCAAGCAGGACGCCGAGGCGGCCCGGAAGAGTCAGGCCATGCAGGCGGCGGCCGGCACGCAGATGATGACTATTTGATAAGAGACCCACCATAGAGCACTCGCCCGGCAAGACCTCTCAGGCGCTTCGCGCCAGCTCCCCTTGAAAGGGGAGCCATTGGCAGGCCGGGAAAGTAAAGCTGGACGCTCAAGGCCCGATGGGGCGTAAAATAGAGTGCTCCGCTACAGAGGGCAGAGAGATATTCCCCGGTACAGCTTGCAGGCGCTTGCTGCGCCGGGGGATTTTGTTTTGGAGGTTTTATGACAGCAGGCGAAGCGATACGGATGGCCGACGAGCTGAGGCCGAACAACAGCTTTTCAGACGAGATGAAGCAGCTGTGGCTGCGGCAGGCCGACAGCGGCTTACGCCGGAGCGTGGTGGAGCGCAGCGACACCGGAAGCGACTTTGAGGGCCGCGGCGCGGATATTTTGTGGGAGGAGGGGTTGGAATACGACACGCCGCTGCTGGCAGACAACGCGGCGGAAGCGCTCTATCCCCACTGGCTGGCGGCGCAGATGGACCTCGCCCTCGGCGAGACGGCCCGGGCGGCGAACGAATTGCAGCTCTACACGAGCTATGTGCAGGAGTTTGCGGCGTGGGTGAGGCGGAATTATATGCCGGTGGGCGGAGGGAGGCTGATGACGTGACGAACCTGAACCAGATCAACAGCCAGCGGCAGCTGCTGCGGGTATTTGGCGGGCTGAACGAGGGGTATGCCTGCAGCGAGGCAGAGCTAAGCAGGGAGAAGAACTTTTCTTCGCGGGGATACCCGGCCCTCGAGACCCGCAAGCCCCGGCGGAAGGTGCGTCAAGCGACCGGAATGAACGGGATGTACCACCTGAACGGCCTTTTGACCGTGGAAGGCACGACCCTGCGGTATGCCCCGGACGACGGCGGCGACGCCGTGGAGCTGGAGAATGCCCTGACGGACGGCGAGAAGAAGATGGTGGGCATGGGGACCAAGGTGCTCATCTGGCCGGATAAGATGTCCTTTGACACCGCAGCGGGGACACTGAGCGCGCTGGGCTCCGGCTGGCAGCAGGGAGGCAAAAGCCTGACTGTGACCCCCTGCGACGCTGCGGGCGTGGTGTACACGCCGAACAAATTCGGCGCGACCGAGCCGGAAAGCCCCAAGAACGGCGACGTCTGGCTCAAGCAGGCCGAGGATGCCCCGTGGAGCTACCGCGACGCCCTGAAGCTCTACAGCACGGCGGGCGGGTGGCAGAACATCCTACTGAACTATTGCCGCGTGACCTGCGAGGGGCTGGGCGAAGCCTTCAAGGCCGGGGACACCGTGACCCTGACGGGCATCCCGGGCGTGGTGAAGAACGCCTATTCCGCCGATTTCGGCGGGGACGTGGTGGTGGACGACGTGGCCGGGGACTCGGTGATCCTCTCCATCGCGCCGGACATTGAGAGCGTTTTGTACTACGGCACCTGTGTGGTGACGGGGCAGAGCGTGGTGTGGACGGCCATGGACGGCAAGACCACCCAGACCTTCGACGGGCCTTTCCCGGACGTGACGGCCCAGCGGCGGGTGCCGGATCTGGACTGGCTGACGGAGCACAACAACCGTGTCTGGGGCTGCTCGAGCACCGAGAACGTCATCTATGCCTGCAAGCTGGGTGACGCCACCAACTGGTTCTCCTATCGCGGCACGGCAGCGGACAGCTATGCCGTGACCGTGGGCAGCGACGGAGCCTTTACCGGCGCGGCTACCTGCATGGGATACGTGCTTTTCTTCAAGGAGAACGGCTTACACAAGCTCTACGGCACCAAGCCCAGCGACTACCAGATGAGCAGCATCCAGTGCTCAGGTGTGGCCAAGGGCGCCCACCAGAGCCTCTGCGTCATCAACGAGACACTGTACTACCTCTCGATGGACGGCGTCATGGCGTGGGACGGCAGCCTGCCCACCAAGGTGTCGGCCTCGCTGGACGAGACGGCCATGAGCCGGGTGACAAGGGCGGCCGCCGGCGGGCTGGTGGGGCGGTACTACCTGCACACCGAGAGCCCCGGCGGGCAGAGGCTGCTGGTGTACGACACCGAGAAAGGACTCTGGCACGAGGAGGACGCCACCGGCTGGGCCATGTGCAGCACCGGGCGGCAGCTCTACCTCTGGGACAAAGAGGCAATCTGGGCCGCAGACGGGAGCCGGGAAGCCGGCGGCGAAGAGGACACGGTGGAATATGAGGCTGTGACCGGAGACATCGGACTCGGAGACCCGGACGACAAGTATTGCAGCCGGGTGACGGTGCGGCTGGACGCCATGGAGCGGACCGTAGTGACGCTGTGGGCCAGCTTCGACGGCGGCGAGTGGGAAGAAAAGGGCCGGGTGGACACCCGGGACAGGCGGGTGCAGGTGAACCTGCCCTTTGTCCCGACCCGGCACGACACCATGCGGCTGCGTCTGACCGGAAAAGGGCAGATCGCAGTGAGGAGCATCGCCATGACGCTGAGCAGCAGCGAGGGCGGAAGAGTGAGTGGAGGTGTGCCGAGACGCTGAAAGCGTAGGGCTATGTTCTCTTTTGGTGTCAAAAGAGAACCAGAAAACCACCAGCGATTTCGACGCGCTGGATCCACGAGAAAGGGGCTGCTCGCCCCTTTCA